TATGTCTACCAGCAGGTCAGTCTTGTCTATCACACTGTCCACATAAGTCGACTTGCCGCTGCATGGCGGCCCGTATACCAGGAAGACCTCGCGGCGTATTGCCCCGAACTTATCATGGATCTTGTTATGACAAGCGTGATGTACCACTGCAATGTTGTCAGGGTTCAGGGCAATGGCTGCGTCGTTCACGTTCACCGGCGTCAGGTAGATCTTGTGATGACAGATCGCGTCATACTTCTGCGTGATCGGACGGCCGCAGTGTTCACATATCAGTTCGCCCTCTGCATTCAGGCGCTCCAGTCTGATCTGCTGCGTCAGCCGGATCCATGGCTTTGACGTATAAAAGTTGTCCAGGCTGATCATGCCGTGCGCTTCCACATGTAGCAGGTAATGTATGGCTGCAGGTTGTTGTGCGCTTCGCCTGACCCTCGTTTCCCTGTCGTTCCCGTTGCCTGCTTCAGGTTCTTGATAGTAAGCTCACTGCCAGGCGTGTCCGGGTTGATCGCCATGATCCCGTTGCCCGTGTCATAGGTGTAGCTGTGGTTATGCGCAGGAAGCTGGGCGGCTGTCAGTGCTACAGTCGCAGCGCCGCCCGTCTTCTCGACGGCGTTGAAGTTTGTGTCTGATGCATTGACTGAGACAGGCACGCGCCCGGCGCCCCATCTTGTCCATGTCCCGCCGAACAGTTCAGCCGGATCCGTTGCGCTCACTGACATGTAGATAGCCCCGACCGGGTAAACACTCAACATGATCTGCTGCACCAGCTGGCCGATGTCGTTCTGCGAATATACCGGAACCTTTTCCTTGTCCTCGTTAAATCCATACGCCATGTGTTAAATCCCCTTTACCAGTCGTTGTTCTTGATCTGTCTTTCCTTCAGCTTCAGCTCACGCTTGTGCAACTCCAAGGCCTGCGGATCGTTTGCCCAGTTGTCACGGTCGAAGTTCTTCAGGGCCAGATTGATCGCCGCTACGTCAGGCGGCACGTGCTTCTTTGTCACCTGGGTCTCTACAACCTTGCCTTCACGCTTCACTGTTTTGGTTTCTTCGTAGTCGTAGCCCTCTGCCCTTTTGATCAGCGCAGAATGGAGTTTTACGACCAGCTGGCGCCGTCCTATTTTGAGCGCGTCTTTTAATGCCGGATACTGATCCTTGTATTTCCGGAAGGTCGAATAGCTGATTTCTAATGTTTCAGCTATCTGTTTTTCCGTCATTGACAGCGACATTTTCTTGATGTCGTCCAGGTACGGTTCTACATATTCCGCATATTTCTGCGGCCTTCCGTTGCCTGCCATGTATATCACAACCTTTTCTTTTTCTGTTTCACCCTACGAATAAGCGCCCCGGTTTCCCGCGGCGCCCATAGGGATTTACGGGAGCTGTCAGGTGGTCCCATAAATCAGCATATCATTGTCGATTTTAAAAAAGCGAATTATCTGTTAATTCCTTTGCTCTTGAGATATCTGTCGCGGATCATGATCCGGAGATAATGCTCGTCATAGATCCCGCCGGTCTCTGCGGCGATCTGCCGCCATGTGTGTCCCTGGCGATAATAGAGATCAAACACGCGCCGCACTTTCGGGTCCTGGATGCTGTCGATCCACTTGTCTATCTTCTTCGTCCACTTCTTAGCTTTCCTGTAGCTGTTAAGGCTTGCGCGTGAGATCCTCATATTCTCCTTTCCGGAGATCCGGCCGCCGTCCCGGATCTCCATGATGCCGATCTGTCAAGTTTTCCGTGGGACTTATCAAAGCGGCCTTGCTGTTTGTGTTATGTCAATGTGCATCTGGATGTTATCAAGAACGGCGTTGATACATCCGCGCATTAGTTACTGGATGTAGTTGCGGCCGATCATGGCCATGAATTCTTCACGGGTGTGCGTCTTCTCATATTCGCGCTGGACTGCAGCCTGCACGAAGCGGTTCACTGCCTGATTCTTGTGTACGGCTTCCGGTCCTTCGGTGTGATGCTGTTGGCACAGGTAGACGGTGAAGCCATGCGCTTCACTGATCGCACGCAGGCCCTGGCCGAAATAAACATGATGCCTGTGAAGGATCCTGTGGATCGTATAATCGCCATGGCCATGCATGCACAGCCAACAATGTCCGTCTTTCTTCTGCATGATGCTGGCGGCATGGTGCTGGCGTTTCTTTTTGGTCTGTGGTTTTGGGTATTTGATCATGTTTTGTCTGTCCATGCTCTATAAATCGCGTATGGAATGCCCCAAATCGGACACGTCACTGCCAGCGCTATCATTGCTACCATCGCAAACGGCAGCGACACAAGACACATAATCCAGTCCAGTATCGGCATTTCTACGCCGTAAAAGAAGCAACCCATTCGGTTGTCGTACCATTCGATCAGTCTTTGCATATTTCCCCCTCAAGGTCAAAATCCAGCAAGCAATACCTTACGCCTTCAATCATTACGCTTAGATGATTGTCCGGTTCTGCGCAGTTGTGACATGTATGTGTCGGCCGGTTGTTCTCTGCGTCCCAATACGGGCACCTTTTCGCTTCTACGGATAACATGATCTTTGTATTCAGCGGTTTATCTTCGATGTTTTTTATTCCGTTCTCCCTTAATTCTTCGTCTGACATAAAAGGGATATCACAAGGGAAATAACTCATGTTTTACCTCACCCATACCCGTTTAAGGTCTTCCGGATCTTCTGCGTCCTTCGGCACTTCGATCAGGCCGATGTCTTCCAGTTCCTGAATGATTGCGTTCTCTGTACCTTCGCGCAGGATTATCCGCCAACGTCTTGGGGCTTCCTCGTCTCGGCTTGTGATCAGGTCCATGTATCTGCAGCATTCTGCGGCGATTGTCTGCCGCAGTAATGGCATACTTGTCACTGTTGGCGATGCCGTTCTCAATATTGGCCCCTCGCACAGTAATGCCCATCTGATTTTTTCACCGTCAAATATTTCTAACATTTCTCTTTTTCTTCCTCTTCGGCCTTTGTATCTTCCGGATCTGCGACGGCTTCAGCCTGTGATCTATCCGGCGCGGCTCCAGGCGTCTGATCGTGTATGTGCGGTATGGATAGCCTTCCGCGGTCTCGCCTTCGTATTCTGTGTTCTTGTCCAGGTACCAGCCGGCCGGAATGCGCGGCCTGTCCTGCATGCGGTGGCCTGATATCACTTTATCTTCCGGCTGTACCTTCTGGATGTTCCGGCTGTGTCCCCATGACGTTTCAACGACTTCGTCACTGGTGACTTTCGTCTTCGCAATGTATTCGCCTATGTCCATTCCTTGCGATCGCCAGTTTTTCAGGTACTGTAGGAAAACGCCGCCATAGCGGGCCGTCCACCAGTCATTGATCAACAGCTCCATGCCTTCGATCCGGTTGATCAGCATGTGAATGTGCCAGGCGCCCCTCGGGCCGACTTCTACGTTCCGGATCCAAAAGAGATCATAATAGCGCTTTTTATATTCCCGCTTCAGGTATCTGGTAAACGCCTGGAAGATCTTCAGCGCTTCCTTCATATCCTTCGGACGCATCTCTTTCCGGAATGTCAGAGTGATCGCTCCATCGTCTTCGTTAAAATAGGTCTCGACCATCCGGCTGCATTCTCTCTGCTTCCGTCTCTGGTTCGCCTTGACGATCTGTTCCGGCGTCTTCTCTGTTTTCTGACGTCGCGGCTTCGACAGCCCCGGGCACTTCGAAGAATTGAATTCCTGAATCTCTATGCTATTCGGCATTCTGTACTTTCTTCGAATGTGCATGTTCGCCGCCTTCTGAAAACTGTGTTGTAATTTTAATCTGCTTATGAACTTCGAAACACTCCGAAGCACTTCGAAGTGTGTGGTGAATCTTCTATATATAATGTTTCCTGTTTTTATTCTTTAGATTCTTTTGTATCGCTTACACTTATTTCGCCGCTCATTAACTTCGGCAGTAATGCGTCCCGAAACTCTGCAAGGTATCTGTTTTCCTCGTTGTTCAGGTACATGATCATCTGCTTCCAGTGGTTCAGGAAATCAAGAATCAGCGGATGCACCCCTTCTTTTGTGCTGATTTTTATTGTGATTCCGTCATCCGCGCCGAAGGAAATGAACTTCTCTTTTTCCACCTTCTGTCCGACGACTCCGAAGGATGCCGACAAGTCAGGCTGTTCAATGTCCATGCAGTCATAGCCGAGACGCTTCGCAGCAGTCTTGTTCATTCGTATCTTGATAGCGTTCTTCTGCCGGATAATACGGTTGTAATCATTGGCAATGTCCTCGAGCGACCTGTGCTTTTCCTCTATTTCGGTCTCCAGATAACGGCGTGGCCAAAGATTACAGTTCGGCTTTTCGATTTTCTCCGGCATTATCCATTTACACAGATTCGGTTCATCCTGTTTGGACTTGAGAAGGTCAACGCATTTATTCATCACATCATCAGGGATCACATTCACCGTCTTGTGATATGTCCGCCCTGTGTGAGAATTACCGCCGAACTTCCCTCTCTGGTCTCTGATTTCCTCTTTGCAATGCTCTCTCAAGTCCATCATTGCAATCTTGCGAGTGTCTTTGTGCTTATCGAAAATCAGCAGGCATGTCGGAATGTTGGTAGATTCAAACATGTTTGACGGAAGCGTGATAACAGCAAGCAGGAGATTCTGCTGTATAAGCTGTTGCCGGATTTCCTGCTCTGCCTTGACTCCCGAAGTAAGCACACCGTTCGGCAATAGAAATACTGCCCTGCTTTCTGTTAATTCCAATCCCGAAAGTATAAATGCATAGTTCGCATTTTGTTCCGGTGGTATTTCATAACCCGCGTACTGCGGCATGAATCCGGCAAGTGCAGGCGGCTTCCAGCGCATGTTATAAGGTGGGTTTGAAATCAACGATATCCCCAAATTCTTCTCCTTTCCTGATTTTCCACGCCTTCGCTATGTCTTTACCTTCAAGTACATCCATTAAGTAAACCGTGCATTGGATATTTCGCAGAACCATGTTAAAAAGCAAAAACGGTATTACATTTTCGTCGTTCTCGATAGCTGTAAAAACTATGTCTTTGTTCTGATTCCATTTCTGAATTATTAGCGCGCCCGAACCTGCGCACATATCAACAATGCTTTCCGCGTTTCCGGCAAGCATTCCCATGAACTGCGCCAAAGATACAGGCGTGTAATCCTGCTTCTTTTCCTTCCTGTCTGCAAGATAGTATTGATAGATCTTCTGCAGCCAGTCCGTTCCCAGGTCTCCGTTTACCAGATCGCAGAATTGCCGGACCTTGTCAGGATCATTACAGGCCTCAATTATGGCGTGTCCCAGCTGGAACTGTTCGGAAATCCCGAACAGTTCCAGCGTCTTGTCTGTCAGTTCTTTCAGTTCCAAATCAGTCCCCCCGCAGGTCTTTGTGATAGCTGATATATATGCCCTGCCAGCCGTGTTTCTTGTAATATGCTTTTGCGTTCAGGGCCTGCACTTTGTTCTTAGGGTATTCGATTCCCCGGATATACATCCCCTGGCGCTTGCACCAGTCTAAATATTCCGTGTAGTATTTCGTTTCATCTTTCGGCTGCCGGCGCTTGTCCTGGTATAATACGCCTTCCTGGTTTACTGTTTTGATGATCCCCGGATTCTCGCGCACAAAGCGGCGCACAAAAGTGTCGCCGCCGTTCGGCATGACGATCATGCCGGTCTTGCTGATCTGGCAGACTGTTTCTGCCAGTGCTTCATATATCAGGCCGGAAGCCGGCGCTTTGCGGATCATCCTGGTCTTTTCTTCTTCAAATCCTTCCTGTGCCATGTAATATATGTCAAAGTTGTCCGCATACAGGCCGATCGGGCCGCGCTTCTGCAGTGCGGCCGCTGTCTCGATCAGGTGGCTGCGCCATGCTTTGCTGGTCGGGTCTATCCAGAATTCTCCGGGCCATCCGTCATAACCTGCCAGCCGGATGTTTTCAAACTGTTTATAATACGGGCGGCCTTTTTCCAGCGCGCCTATGTTAAGGTATGCATAAATATAGATATTTCTGGCCAGCGCCTTCCTGACTGCGTCGTTTGTCACCCCTTCCAGGTCTACGACAGCCAGGCCTTTCGCCTTTGTCAGTCCAAGCGTCCGCTCGACATGTTGGCGCTCAAAGCAATATCTCAGATCTCCCATTAATACATCCTTTCGTCGTACAGATGCACGCCCCAGCCTTGCAGGCCATTGTCACGACACCATTGATAGAAGTCGGCCCGGAGCGTCTTCCAATATGCTTCTATCTCCATTATGCTGCTGCGTAATGTCTCCATCATAAAGCTATACTGTTCGTTCCATTTCGCCCCGATCTGGTTCTGACACCACATATCAAAATATGCCACGCTCACCGTTTCACCCGTGCGGTTGTCCGTCTTTACAAATACGGGAATGTCGTCGATGTATTCCTTCGGTTTGTTCTTCCTGCGTCTTCTGCTCATCCTTCTGATCCCTCTGCCAGCAGTTCCCTTTCAAGGGCGTCTATATCATATCCCTGCTGTTCCATGCCCTGCGCCCATCCGCGGCGCTTTTCCTCTGTTCCTGCCTTCTGGTCTGCGCTCGTGCGGTTCAGCCAGTTCGTTACGAATCTCTTGATCCCGCGGGCCGTCTTGCGCTTCTGCGGCTTGTCCAGGCAATAGCGCCGCATGGCGTCGAATTCGTGCTTTACATCAATATCCGGGTACATGCGCACCCAGTCGTCATAGTCTTCCTGCGTCGGTCTCCACTTCGTGCCGTCCTTCAGGGTG